ACATCCAGGACATGGTGAATATAAACTTGAAACGGATGCTGGTGTGTCGCAAGCATATTTTGTCTCATTTTGATAATATTTATATTGAGTAATAGCAGAACTTACATAACATGGAGAACCAGCTGTAGAACCTAAACTTGGTTGAGTATCACTTGTATATATTAAATCTCCACATGTTAATTTTGGATAACATGCTAACTGACTTTGTTGTGTAAATTCTGTGGCAGTATTAGATGCATTTCCAGAATAACCATTTCCAGATGGACCAGTATATGGAATTATTTTAAATGCATATTGTGTATCAGCATTTAATCCAGTTACTGTTTTTGAACTTGTAGATCCAGAATAAGTACCATACCCAATCCAAGTAGATGTTCCAACTTCTCTATATTGAACTATTTGAGATTCTGCATATTGAGATGGAGTCCATCCTAATGTTATTGATGATGGTGTACTAGATGTGGCTGCAAGATTTGTTATATTTCTAGGGGCTTGTATTGTAGTAGTATCAGAAATAGATGATGACTCTTGTCCTCCTGAAGATATTGTTGTTACTTTAAATCTATATAGGTTTGCCACATTTGGAGTAATAGATGTGAGTAAGTATGATTTGGTATTAAAACTTCCTAAAGGTGGATTTAATATAGTTCCAGTATTTATGTCACTCCAAGTACTTCCGCCATTTATAGATTTTTGAAATTTATATGTTGAACTATCATAATCAGACCAATGATAATTAGTTCCAATTAATGTTATATTATAGTATATATCAGTTTCTTGACTTATTTCAACTTGTTGAGATATTTCAGAGCCACTAGAAAAAAATAATCTCCAGTCTCCAGCTGATTTTATATATCCAAATTTAATATCTTGCCAGATAGAAGATGTTTTAATTTTAATTTGTTTAATAGTTGTAGACCATACACCATTTGTTTTAATTCTAGCAGACATTAGCTATATACCAATACTATGTCTCCATCACCAAAAATACTTGCTGAGGGTAGAGAGTCATACGCAGCAATTCTTCTAAATCCTGGATAGCCTGCTGGATAAGAAGTTGAAATAAATGGTTTAGTAAATGTTACAATTCCTTGTTCTACTACTAAACCTTGTAATTCTCCATTTTCAATTCCGCTAAATATGGATGCTTTTCCATTACTTGCTACGGCAAATCCAGCAGAATTTCCACCTGTTGCTGTTATTTGAAGTCCAGTTACTCCAAGTGTGTTTCCAGATGCTATTAGACCGCTTGTTGAACCTTCTGATTGAAATAATACTTGATCTAATGTTCCAGTTGATGTAATTAAAACTCCTGTTCCATTTTTAATATTTGAAAAACTTGATCCAGTAATATTAGATCCATTAATATTTCCAGATAATGTTAAATTTCCTTGACTAGATGTTGATAAAGTAAATTTACCACTTGGTGCCCCTGATCCATTATAATGTGCAATTTGTGTAGGAGATAATGCTATATGATTAGAATCTGGGTCTCCTAGAATAATTCTTGAATTACCACTATCTATTTGAAATGTACCTAAACTATTTTGTAATGAATTTCCATTCAATGACCAACCAGCAATTACTCCAGCTTTTGCTGTTAAGTATCCAGTTTTACTAACACTAAAATTAGCATTATCAAATAATGCATTTCCCAACCAAATTCCAGTTGCTGGTTCTGCTTTAAATATATCATCTAAAACACCTATAGAAAGATTTCCAGTAAATGTTCCTCCACCGTTTACAATCAAACTAGGCGTTGGACTTGATGTAAACTTTAATAATTCTTGACTTCCAGATCCATATATTACAAATGGTGTAGTGGATCCTGATAACTCTACTCTTGCTCCACCACTAATTCCAGCAAGAATTTGTGCGTCTGCTGATAAGAATCCTGTTTTAATTTCGCTTGCAGGTAATTTATCAACTGTAACTGGGTTTCCAACTGCTGAAACTGGATGTCCATTTGCCGTATTATCAGCATTTACTGTATCAATTTTTACATAATATGGAACCCCATATTCCAATTTAATATTATCAGTTTTATTAATTACAGTTCCAACTCCTATTGAAACTTTATTTACACCATTAGCAAAATTTAATGTATGTACCCAATTATTATCACTTGGAGTAAAATCTGATGCTGTACCTATAAATACTTTTGCTCCTGCAAAACTTCCTGCTGAAAAATTTACAAATGTACCATCTCCATTATTTTTTTTACCATCCCATTCTACAATTACTGACGCAAGGCCTGCCGTTGCTTTAGGTGCTGATGGGTTTTCTGGACTTATGATTTCTTGTGTAACTGGTAATACTTTTACTGTTCTTGATAAACTCACTGGTGAAATTCCACCATAATTTGTAACTGCATACAGTGTTACTGCATATTGACCAGCAGCTGCAGCAATAGTTTGAGTACCAGCTGCTTTAAAACTTGCGGCAGGCTTTGTTGCATTAAACACTCCACCATCAATATAAATATCTACTCTATCAATATTGGTAATTGGTTTTCCAGCTGAATCATTTCCATTCCAAGTTACACTAATAAATCCTTTTCCACCGACAAGGTCTGAGGTTGCTAAATTTGGTCTACCAGGAAGAGTTTCTCCTGGTGTTGTAATTAACTTAGTAGCACCCCATAATCCATAAGTACCATTTTTATATTTCCATCTAAATTGTAATGGATATGATTGATTTAAATCAAGATCAGTAATTGTAATAAGAAAATAATTTCCACTATCTACTGACATGGAAGTATCTTTTAACAGATCTTGATATTCTGCCATGCTATAAATTCCAGTCTAAATCTAACTTGTATTCTATATCTAATGATCTACCAGCAATTTTTTTAATTCCATAAAAGTTTCCAGTACCTGAAATTGCGCCAGAATTATTTACTGATAACGTAACTATATTTCCTACAATATTTGTAATTAAAGCATTTGTGCCAATTCCAGTTCCAGTAACTGGTTGTCCAATAAATAAATTATTAACTGAATCTACTGTAATTGTATTTTGTCCAGATGTTCCAGATATTGATGTATTGTTAATAACTACTGATCTGGAGATTAATCCATAAATAGGATCAAAAGTATCTTCATCATTTATTCTTAATCCATCAAATCCAACATTTGTTATTGTGCCTGTAGATGGGACCAAAATAATTCCTATTTTAATAATTGCTGATTTATCTGGGGCTACTTGTGTTGCATTATTAAATACATCTGACATTAATATATCATTTGTAATTTTATGTCCTAATCCTGACGCAGGGATTATTGTGGTTTCAAAATACTCTGTATCTGTGCTATAGAATCTAATTTTAATGAATTGTAAATTATTATCATATTTATAATAGGCTAATCTTAAAGTATCATTGACGCTGTATCCAGAAAGATTTAAAGATCCAATATTATAAAAATACTCATTAGAACTGCCATTATTAGATTGTAGTGTTAATGTACTTAATCCAATTCTAGGATTGCCTGTATTAAATCCAGCTCTGAATCCATCCTGATCTACCCAATTTATATAAGATTCAAAATCTGTAATGAACTTGCTATCAAATATATTAATAGATGATCTTAATGATGGATATAATCCAATTTCATTAATGTATCCTTCAACATCTTGTGGAATTGTAGCTTTAAATATGACTGAGTGAGTAGAAGATCCTCCGCTAGATTGAATATCTGTAGAACCAAATAATACTGGTGTTCTATAAAATTCAAATCCTAATCTAGTATTATTTTCATTGGCTGAAGATGAATCTATTCCAATAGCTAAATCTTTATTTAAATTTGATGCATTACCTGCAATCACATTAGTTAAAAATCTTTTTCCAAATTTTGTTATCATGATTCTCCTATTAAATTGGTGTAGAGTAAGATGAATAATATGTATTACTATCTGTACCCACTACCTTTGTTCTTACTCTTAGCCATCTTGCTGCAGAAGTTGATGAAGTGTCCCCATCTTTAGAGCTTACTCGATATTGCTTAGTTACTCCATTAATTCCAATAGGCAATCCAGTTGATGTACTATAATCTTCCATTCCATTGCTTAATGTAGATGCATTTGATGAACTAGAAGAACTTATTATCCATTCATATGATACCGACTTGTAAGACCCAAGTCCAGTTACGTTATCCCATCCCCATGATATTGTTGTACCATCTCGTTTAAATACTACCTCTGGAGTTCCTGGGGCAGGTGTAACAAATTGTGCAGATTGATTTGCTCCAAGTGTATCTACCTTAACAATAACAGTATTTGGATTAAATATTCTAGTGTCTACAGATTCAACACCAGATGGATTTTTACTTGAATTTTTAATTTTAATAATTGCTCTTACTTTTTGTAATTTACTTGTAGTATCGTAATATGGCTCAAAATTAATACTTTGTATATCTGTTAACTGTGGGACATCTAATAAGTTATCAAATGTTGGAAGAATAGTATTCACATTTCCATCATTGGTTGTATATGTAGTAGATGCTGCTGCTTGTCCATATGGGTTAGTTGTTAAATAAGCATCATAATTAATTGAATCACCTTTAATAGCAATATATGCACTTGGATACATATGTAGTGCATCTGGGTGTTCTTTATTTAAAGCAATAATTTGACCTCTGGTAAGGTTGCTATAATCTATTCTTGGTTTATCGTTTGCCATATTTTTAATTATACCATTTTAAGCTATAGGGCTCTGCAGGTAATGCTAGTCTCCAATCCTTGAGAAAATGAATGTTTGACTGCAGTAACTATAAAATTTTCTGTTCCATTAAGTCCTTGATAAGGATAATTTATTGATACCATATCTCCTACAGAAATTAATGGATTTCCAAATATTGACATTTCTACAAGTTTACCCTTATTAACAACATTAGCTTTAATCCAATTTGCTAAAGATTTAACATCAGATTCATTTTGTAACCATGTAGACCCAAATAATACTGGCTCTTTTGTATTAAATGTATTGGCAGAATCAGTTGTATATACCAATTGTCCAGAAGATCCAAGAGTATTTCCATATATATAAAGACTTGCCTCCATGCCATTTGATAAAGGAATTGTTGTTGAGGTATTATTTAATACAAATATTTCTGCTCCAAAATTAGATATTTTTTGACCAAGAACATTTGCATATTTATTTACACCAGTACTCCATTTAATTGGATATCCTGGCCTTGTATCAAACTTAACATCTTGTCTATATATTTCTCTAACAACAGTACCAAACTCATCTAATCCAGTTTCTTTTAAATTATTAGAAGAAATTTCATCATCCTTATACTGACCAGTATATGCAAGATCTCCATATGTTGTATTTATTAAATCATTGCTAAATTGACCTTGATAAAAATTTAAATTTAATAATTCATTGTATTGAAATTCTGTTAATGATTTACCATATGCATAATCAAATGATACGGTTCCACGCATACATAATAATGCAACTCTACTTGTTGGGGTAAGAATAGCTGTCTGATCCATAGTCTCAGTTACTTTATTACTTTTATATGTAGTATCTACATAACTAATTTTATATCCATTAATATAAGCATCTATATAAACTGATTTTGTTTTTACCTTTACTTTAATATCAACGTTGTATATTCTACCGCCATAAATACCTTCAATTGTTGATTCTGTTCTAGTACCTACTTCTTTTAATGTTATTATTTTATTTCCAACAAATTTTACAATTCTTACAGCTTTTTGATCAAATGTAGAAATTGAACTAGTACTTTCTAAAATAACATAATATCCAGTTGTTCCAGTAGAATTAACAAAAAATCCAAACCCACCAGATTGTGCCGTATTATCTAAACTATTATCCATTAAAATACTTGTTCCAAAAGAATAGTATCCTGCATTTGCATAATTGTCACCATTAATTTTTGATACATCTGTAGCAGGAATTACTGTAATTGCTGGAAATACTTTATGAGCTACAGCAAGTTTTTTATTTTTATAGTCATCTTCTGATACTGATAAATTTACATATGATTTACTTGCTTTAAATGTAGTAGGTGTAGTTGAAAATGGTTTTAGATTTGCCCCGTCTACTGGCATGGGAGTTGCTTCGGAATAAGCTGTATTTCCTGAATCTAAATTTAAATATGCAGTTGCAAAAAAATAATAAGTATCTCCAGGAACTAAACCTGTTATTGTAAGAGTTTCGGATGGACCATAATTCCTTACTATTGTTTGAAAATTAATATCTGGGACATATACTCCAGATTCATCAAATATAAGCTTATGAGCTCTTACCTTATATGATGTAGGAGTTACAGTAAAACTTGTTTTATCTATATTTATTGTAACTGATGTTGAAGATGTTATTTCAACCCCAAGGGCTTTAGATATAGTAAGTGATGATACTGTTTGTCCAGCACTATCAAGAATTCCAGAATCTCTAGGCATTTTTAGTAATCATTACTCCTGTCCATGGATATTTAGAAGTTGGTGCACCACTAGAATAATGAGTAGCAGCCTTAGTTCCTAATGCTCCTCTAGTCTTAACTCTATATACTCCGTTTGGTTTTAAATAAGTATCTGAACCATCTGAGTTAATTGATTGTTTACAAAAATTTCTATATTTACCCAAATCATTTGAGTTTTCAATCCAAAGATTAATAAAATTTATTCCATTATCTAAAACAGTTCCTTTAAGAACATCTGTTACTTGTGTATTAGTTGGATTTCTTGGTACATATTGATATCCTATTGCATCGAATTCAATAATTTCTGAATCTATTAGGAAATATCCATTGAAATTAAATCCAGTTTGAAATCTACTATATTTATCTGGAGTTTGTAGGTCTAATACAACTTTATCGTTTGTAGGACTTAATTCATCTTTTAATCCGCCAGCTATTAAAAATGAAGTTGGTGCTTGCCATAATGGGCCAGAAGATCCTAAATAATTAGATGATATAGGTGTAGACCAAGTTACTCTTACTTCATTTGCAGATGCTATATCTTTTTGACTAAAGTCTATTATGTTTGCTAGCCTATTGGTATCATTATCTTTATCATAATAAAAATTCCAATTTTTTGATCTACTTGCATACATATAATTTCTACTATAAAATTGTAAAATATTGTTTTCATCAACAACTGCATTCATTTGAATATCTCTACATAATTCTTGTAAGCTTTCCCATATTGTTTTAGAGCCATCAGTCCAAAAATAATTAATTAATGGTATTGAAGAATCTGTATCTGATGTGAGATTAAATGCATAATTTGTGAATCCTACAGAATCTAATAATCTTCTAATAATAGCGGTCACTGGATAGAATTCGCATAACATATCGGGTGCTGTAGTATCCATTAAATATTTAGAACTATCTAATGCTGTAATGGATGCATCACCATAATCACCTATAGACCAACTATCTATATAATAATGTCCTTGTAAAACTTTATCATATTTTTTAGATCCTTCTGTAATTGCGCCATTTGAATGATATATTTTAAAATATGGATATAGTTTTGCAAATTTAATTATATAATTAATTGAGTTAGACAATATATCAGTTCTTTTATATGATTTATATTGCAATGATGATTCATTATATTTTGATAAATTTAAAATTAAAGACTGAGATACTATTTTACCTACTGGTAATATATCTTCTGAACTAGACGATGACTCTTTAGATATATCAAAAGATACAATATCTGGTGATATATCTTTAATCCATTTTGCAGATATTTCAATTACTCCAATTATTTTTGTAGCGCCTGCACTTGGTGTAGTCAATGTAATTGATTTAATTGATATTGGGTCTGGATATATTATTGGTTCTGACGGTTCTGCTACAGACCACGATGTTCCATTATAGTAAAGATTTACAATTCCATCTGATGGGGTTGATAATGCGTCTGCTACAATAACATTAGTATTATCTGATTTTGTAATTGAAACTGTGTAGGTTGACGGAAGGCTATGTGTTTTTTCAAATTTAACAACAATTTTATTTGTTAATGCATAAAGATTACCTGATGTTGCATAATTAATTTTAACATTTACTCCAGTATTTTTTGGAGTAAGCCAGTATTTATAAAAATTATCTGCTCCTGGGTAATATATTCTAGGTTGATTTGTTGGATACGATACAGATCTTGCAGGAGAAAATGATTTTGGTAAAGTGTCTCCAGTAACCATAACATAATATTTTACTCCTGGCATTGTTGGTCTAAAAGGTTTAATTAAAGAATCAATAGGGAATAATTTTTTATATGGATTTGGTCTTTCTGGTGGCCAACCAGGTTGTGTAACTGTTGTATTACCACTTGTTACAGTTTGTAATATTTGATCAGTATAAGCTGAATCTGCAATATTATTTTCTGCATATACTGCATCGATCATTTCATTCATATTATATTCGATATAGCATCCAGTACCAATTTCTACATTAGTATTTTTATAAAATATATCTTTTAAATTATCGGATGCTGAAATCATTTTAAACCTCTACCAGGGTCATTGATACATTCCAAAAAGGTTGTATGCCTCGTTTCAATACTGTAAAATTACAACTACCAAATACTACTGTATAATCTTCATATTTACCAGAAATATTTTCTTGATTAGTTCCATCCTTAGCTAAATTAACTCTAATATTAAATGATCCTTTACCTGATGTACTTGCATAAAAAGATCTTAAATCTTCTGCTCCCCATGCTCCATCAACTGTTAAAGTTCTATATGAAGGAAGCATATCCCAAGATAAACTAAATGTTTTTTTATCGGCAATAAAATATTTTCTTAATGTTCCATTACTCATTCTTTGTTGTTTTTCAATACGTTCAGTAGATATATCAAATTGAGATCTATTATGTTCAGTAATTTTATTATACTTTAATGTTCCATCTCCACCATTTGTTGTTAAATCATATCCTTGAATTTGAAGAATAGATCCTCTAGGCATTGTTACAGTTGTCATATTGTTCTTCTCCGTCCAGCTACAATTTCACGCATTTTCATTTCATTATGTATTGCTTTAGCTACATCATTAGCGTCTAGGTTTGATCCATTAAGTGTAACATTTATATTATATAAAGAGCTAGATGGAGTTGTTAATCCACCTCTTGAATAATTAATAATTCCACCCATATTCATTCTAGGAATATCATATTTAGTTGCTAGTCCGCCAGCAGCCATTTTATTAATTCTATCTAATGTAGGGGTTCCAATTGCCTGTACTGATGCTGCTCTTACTACATATTCACCATTTGAAAGCATTGTTGGAATAGAGTCAGATGTTCCAGTTCCAGGACCTCTAATTAATCCACCAATTGCCCTATCTGCTATTCTTGTGCTAGGACTTTTTGTTTCTGTAGTTTTTGATTGTGGCGTCAATCGTTTTAATAGTACTCCACTTCCACCACTATCTAAACCAGTTATTTGCCACTCAATTCCTGATTTATCAGTAAATTTTGTTCCAGCTTGAAAACTAATACCATTATCACTTAATTGACTAAAAGTAGCCCTATTAGATGATACGCTAAAATTAGTACTTCCAAGAGTATTTCTTCCATTACTAACAGCCACTAATATATCTTTTAAAATAGAGTTTGTTGTATCTATTTTTGCACCTGTCACATTAGCATTAATAGCATTTTGCAAATCATAGCTAAGTGCAGCACCTTGTGATGTTCCAGTTAATGTTCTTTTATCATTTCCTCCACCAAGAGCATTACCCATTCCACCTTCACTTCTACCTGTTATTTGAGCAACTGGTCCATTGTTACTTAATGCATCTACATACTTTTGTCCGCCAGGCATTCTTTGTAAATCAGTTAGCATTGAGTTAAATGATGTTAATTGTTCTTCTGTAAAATTACCTGTTGGGTTATTTAAAGAAACATCTTTTAAGAAAGCCAAAATTCTATCATATTGACCTTGTAATGGTGAAGTTTTAACAGTTGCATCTGCTGAATTTTTAGTTGCTAATGCTTTATTTAGTGCATCAATTTCTGCTTGAAGAGCATCTATTTTCTTTTGTGTTGCATCATCTATTGCATTTTCTGCAGCTTTTAATTGTTGTTGTCCAACTAATCTTTGAATATTAATTTGAGCCTGTGCAGCAGAAGACATATCTCCTGATGCTAAAGCATTTTGATAATTTAATTGTTCTTGTTGAATTTGAAGCTTAGTATCTTCAATTTGTTGCTGATCTTGCAGTGCTTTTTTTCTGGCTTCTGCTTCTTTTTTAATTGCAGCAATTAATTTTTCTTTTGCAGATATTTGATCTTCTACACTAGTAATTGCTGCTTTTGATGCTGCTGCTTGTTGCTTATTAAATTTATCAATATCTTTAGCTAGTAATCCAGTAACTTTATTTGATTGAGCTTCTTTTGATGAAACATTTGATAGTTTATCAAAATATGAAGATACCTTTGTTGCATATTCTGCTAGTGTTTGTAATTGATCATTAGACAATCCAGATAAATCTTTTGTTACACCAGATGTAACTATTTTCCATTTAGCAAATGTACTAGCTATCGTATCTGATGTAGTTAAAATATTTCCTAGTTCAGGAACCATATCTTTAAATTTTTGTACTTGATCTGAGGTTAATTTTAATTGTCCAGAGGCAGATGAATTAATATCATTAAATATTGTTTTTAATGCTTCTCCGCTATCTTTTTGTTTTCCAATATAATCATCTGATGAAGTAAATATTTGAAGTATTGATTGTACAGATTGTGCTGAATCTCCAAGCCAATCTCCCTTAACCATGCTTAACATTGATTTAATTGCAGATTCTGCATTTGTTATATCAGACATGCCTTTACCACCTAGGATGGCAGCTAACATTCCACCTTTACCACCTAATTGTAATAAGGCTGCAATTTTTTCATTTGCATAAGCAGCGGAATCTCCTGCTGCAACAAACTGTGCTTTTAATCCTAGCGCTACTTTTTGTAAATCTTTAGTAGAAGTATTTTTAATTAAATCAACTAACTTTGGATATGTTTTTGCAATTTCATCTTTTACTTGTTTAAATTGTGCTGCTGTTACAACCAATCCTGGAAGTCCAGCGCTAGTAAATTGTGCACTTAATAATTCTCTTGCTGCTCTTGCATCTTGAAGTGATTTTTGAATAGCTTTAATTTTTCCATTAAAATCTTCTAATGGTTTAACTCCACCAGCAAAAGCTAATCTATTTCTTTCACCAGCTTCTGTTGCACGTTGTTTTAATTTAAATAAACCAACACCTAAAGCAGCTACTGCCACGCCAGCTGCAACGTATGGATTTAATAAAGCTGGTCCCAATCTACTAAAGATTCCAATAGATGATGCGCCTAATCTATTAAGTGCCCCTAATTTAGTTATTGTTCCATTTAATATTGTGGGTGCAAGAATTGATCCTGCAAATCCTCCAGTTGTACCGCCAAGTTTTTGTCCTACAGCACCACCACCCATTGATAGTGCAGAATATAGAATAGTTGATAAAAGATTAGAGCCAATTGCTTTGCCAAATCCAGAACTTTTTGTTTGTGGTTGTTGTTCTGGATATTGAACTGGGTAGGAATTACTTGCACCAGGATTGTCTGTATTAAATGTTATTTTTGGAGTATTAGTTACTGGTATCTCTCCACCATTTTGATATCCTGGAACTAGTCCGCCCTTATTAAATCCAATTAGTCCACCTTGATTTTTAAATGCAGGTATCTTTGTATAACTGTATTTTCCTACAGCTCCAGATTGCTTTAATTCTCCAAGTTTAATTTTTGGAAATAATGCTCTAACACTATCTGCTACCTGTGTAGGTTTTTTCTTTTTAGCAACTATTGAAGCAATTATATTAGATGCTGTTTCACCAATACTAGCAAATTTTCTTTGTTGATTTCTTGTACTAGAGCCTGGTCTTGTAAATCTAACTTCTGAGATTCCCATTAATTTTTTAAAATTTGGCATTAATTCAGGATGTTTATTTGATAAAAATGATTTTAATGAATTTCCTAATAGTGTGGATTTAATTTTTCCTGGTGCTTCTTTATCTGATATATAAGTAATTTTACTAATATTATTATTTGGGTTTAATTCTTTTTCTTTTGCTTTTAATGTTGCAATAAATTCATTATCAATTTGTTTAACAAAATCTGCTCTTTTATCTACTGGTACACCTAGATCAGTTAATATCCCCTCGTAAGCAATCATTGGATCATGCTTAATCATATTGCCAGTCATAGGATCTTTTATTAAATTTCCAGATAAATAATCAATTGCTAAACTAGATGGTAGTGTTCCATGATTTGTCATTTGATTAAAGAATTTATGATATGCTGCAAATAAAGAAGTATTTACTCTAGTTTTAGGATTATTAACTTGATCACTAGTTAATTCAAACTGTCTAGCAATTTGCATTCTTTGTGTAATGGGAATTGATGATAATAATACTGAATCAGTAAGATGTGCTAATTCTCTGCCTTGATATCTTTGTCTTATTTCTTTAGATGAACCAAGATCATATCCTGGTCCATTTGAACCAGCACCATTAATTGCTTGAAGTAATGGAAGATTTGCTCTAGTTGCTTTTGCATTTACAACAAATTCCCCAGGAGTAAGCATTGCTGGAACTGTGTCTGTACTTCCAACTCCTGGTACTGATCCTCCTACTGCAAACTTCTTTGGAATAGTAGTTTCAATTGAATATCCACCACCATATGTTTTTACTCCTACTGCTCTGGCAATTACATCAAGCATCTTCTTTGATGCTCGTCCTTGTCTAAATAGTGATCTTAAATTAGACTTGCCAGCTTTATCAACTACTGCTTCTCCAGTTAATGGAACCGTTGTTAAGTTAGCAGTTCTTCCCATTTGTTGAGCCATTGCATTTGTTGTTGCAGCCATATCAGCTTCTAATTGTGCATTAATAGCCATAATTTTTGCTTGTGCTTGGTCTACTTTGAGTTTGCCCATTTCAACTTGTTGAATAATTTTTTGAGACTCAATAACTGCATTATCAATTACCTGTGTCATTGCTGGTAATATGGTTGAATAACTACTTAAAAAGTCTTGACTTACAGTTCCTGTTGTATAAATTTCTTTTCTTAATTGTGCAACCTCTTGTTTAGTCTGCATAGATAATGTTGCCATAAGTGTATGCCATTTAGCTGCTTCTCCTGCAACTATACCTGTTGATACTCCACCTTTTGTTGTAAGACCAGGAATATTTGGCATATTTTGATATGTAAATATTTGTGGAGTTTTTCCAATTGCTTGGTTAACAGCAATTGGATTTGGTGTTACTGAGTGGATTGTTTGTAAATTCTTTTCTGACTGTGTCATTAATCCGACTGGATTAGTATGTGCTGCTGCTCTTGTATCTATTGCGCCAATTAAAGGATGTGCTGGATTTGCTACTCTTGCAACTTTATTAAGAGTAATTGGAGTACCTTGTAATGTTGATACTCCTGGATTAGTTAAAATCATTGCCTTTGATGCATCTGCAGCTAATTTTTCATATGAAGCAGATAGTCTTTGAATTGCTTGATTTAATATATCAGACGCTTTTGCATCACTATAAAATGTTTGTTCTACAAGTCCGCCTGCTTTATTAGCTGCAAGAATTTCTGGAGTTAGTAACTTCCATCCTTCTCCGCCTTTTGTTAATGCTCTCATATGAGAAACACCTTTAATAATATATCCAAAGAAGTTTCCAAGTACACCAGTTAACATAATTAATGGACCAGCAACAGCAGTTAATCCACCAAATAATCCTAATATTGTTTTAACTGGACCAGGCAACTTATTAACAAATTTTAATATACCGTCAACAATATTAATTAAATGTGTATTAATATTTAAGAATTGTTCTCCAACTCCAGCAAGGTCTGCTTTAAGTCCTTCTAATGCTCTACGGTATTTACCAGAAGCAGATTCTGTAACCTGACTTAATTCTCGACCTGCTATATTTGCAAGATCTTGAGAACTTGCTTTCATTAAATCTAAAACTGCAAGTGTTTGGCTTCCTTGTTTTCCAAGATTTGAAAATAAAGCATTCATACGAGCAAATTGGAATTTACCAAATAATTGTTCTAATGCTTGTTGTTTTTGTAATGGATTAAGTTTATCTAATGCTGCTTGTAACTCTAATATTGTTGCAGTAGTATGTCCAGCATTTTTTTCAACTATATTTTTAAGATTTATTCCAAATCCAGCAAACATATTTTGAGCAGTTTTTGTTGGATTAATAAGAGATGCAAGACCAGATTTTAAAGCATTTGCTGCTTCAGTTGCACTAATTCCACCTTCACGCATTGCTGTTAAATAAAGTGCTAAATCTTTTACATCTCCACCAAGACCTTTAATAACTGGTCCAGCTTTTGGAATTGCTTCTACAAGATCTCCAAGAGTTGTTGATGTTTGGTTTTCTACTGCGTTTAAAAAGTTAATTGATTCAGATAATTGTTCTGTATTTTGTTTAAATGCTGTTTGAATTGCTAAAGTAGCTTTCATTGCATCTTGTCTATCAACTTCACCCAATACTGAAAGTCTTGTTGTTTCTTTAATTGAACCAAGTAATTCATTTCCTTGTTTACCAGTTGCTGCAATATCAGCTGCTAATGCTAGTGTATCTTTAAATGATGATCCATATGTTTTAGAAAGATCTGCTGCAGTTTTTGCTACATCTTTTCTAACTTGACCTAATTCTTTTGTAGATGTTGCTGCTATACCACCATAAACCTTAGTTAAACGGACAAGTTCTTGATCTGCTTGTTTAAATGCGTCTGCTGATGCTTTACCAAATGCTGCAAGTGGTAATGTTAAACCTACTGTTAGTTGACGACCAGCCCATTGAGTATTTTTACCCCAGTTAATTAATTGATTAGCACCTTCTTGAACTACCTTGTTCATGATTTGTATTTCTTGTTTTGTTAATGCTGCTGCATTTTTTACTTTATCTAAACCTGCAGGAATTTGAACATTATATTGCATTAACCCTTCGGCATTTTTACCAAGTGGTTGAAGAATTGCATTTTGTAATTGAACTTGTTGTTGAGCTAACTGTCTAACTAATCCGCCACTAGTTTTTATATGTGTTTGATATATTTGAGCAAATTGTTTTAATTTAATTTGACCTTTATCTAATTGGGTACCAAATTTTTCTACGTCTGAAGATAGACTTACAAAGTGTGTAGAATATTGTCCTGTGCTTCTTAGCGTTTCTGCAAAAGAACGATTCATCACATTTACTTGTGATGATAAATTTTTATTGGTTGCGTTTAATTTTGCTTGAAGATTAAGTAAGGCTGAAGATACCTTATTGAGATCTGCAATAAGATTTGAAAAGTCGGATTTAGCGACTATATTCGTTACTATTTGTTCTTCAGCCATTTACTATAATTTTACTCCTTAGAGTATCCTAAACCCGCTCCTATTCCGAATCCAGCTTCTGTGGCGAACTGTCCCTGAAGTGATACTATATCATCTCCGCTAACATTCATTCCTAATGCTTTTCTTCGTATATCATCAAAGGTAGGACCTTCTTTTTCTTCTTCTTCATTTAAGTTTACTCCCTGAAGTGATGCTAAGAATTTTCTTTTCTCATCTTCAGTCTTTTGCATTGACTTAAATGTTTGTATCAGTTCTGGCATTGAGAGGCTATCTTCTAATTCTTCGTAATTTTTCCAATTACCTAAAAGAAAAACTTCTCCTAATAAAGCGGCTAAATCTAGTTCTGCCCAGCCAGAACCGCTGCCGCTAGAAGGTTTGGGTCGTCAAGTTTGATTCCACCACATACTTCTAGAATGCGATTAATGGTTGGCATATCTAATGCATCCTCTAGTTTATCTTTATCTGCTACCAAATCTGGTACTTGTGATTCAATTGCAATTCCACATGCTGTAATTAGAATTGTAAGTGTTTCATCTTCTCCTGATGAGCTTTCAGTTTTTTTAATTTCTGCCATGAACTTTCTTAAGGCTTTAATAGTCAAAGGTTTTAGTTTTACCTTTGAGCCATTTTGAAGTTCAATTTCTTCTACGTCGTATACTGTTGTAGCCAATTTATCCTCCTAGGATTGTCTTAATTATTATAACAAATTGATACTAATAAGACAAATAGAAAACCCCCAAATTAATGGGGGTTTCTATAATTTAAATTAAATTAAATTTATGCTACTAATACACGGTCAATAATCTTACCGTATTCTGAACCAGCATAATTAGCATCTGGTAGAAGACGGAAGGTTACTGGGAATGTAGTCGCAGTAGTACGTGCTAGAGAGAATTGTGATTGTTGTACTGACAATACACGACGTGCATAATATACACGCTCTGATGAAGTTGATGCTGCAGTTGGAGCTTGTCCTACTGCGATCAATTGACGCTCTGTTGGAGCTTGTCCAAGAGCACCTGCTGCAAGACCTAGTGTATCTTTCTTAGATGTTCCAGATCCTGTTGTTGAAAGTGTATCTGCACCTTGTCCGAATACGGTTACGATGTTTTCCAAAGTACCTTCTGACATTTCTGTTGCAATCATAACTTCCATTGCAGATTTGAATAGTTTTGCTGTATCCAATAATTGGTCTACAGTAACTGAATCGTATGTTGGGTTGTATGTAACTTGAAGACCGTTGTTAGTATAACCAACGTTACGGTATCCAAACTTTCCTGCTTCTTGCTCTACACCATTAAGTGTAGTTGTGTATGAAACACCAGTTGCGAAAGCTGGAACTCCTACTGTACCTGCGCCTGAAACGATGGCTGCGCCTGCTTCTGCGTTAGCGATATAGTCTGAGTCATTTACGTCAATTGTTGATAAAAACAATGGTGACGCACCAACAAGAATATTTTTTGCATTACCTACGGATTGTGCCATAGTATTTGTTACCTCCTGTGTTTTAAACTATATATATATATTTTTTAAAACCAAAGCTGGCTAGGCTTCTTTCCTCATAACTTATGATACGGCATTATAGGGCTTAAAGCAATTAGAGGAATCGGCCTACGGAGTCTGTTATTCTTGAGTATTTAATCTCTAGGGTTACGTCTGTTGAGAAGAATCCCTGCATTTCCTCAGATGGGGCTGTAGGGGATATATCGGCTATAAATATGCTATGAAATTTAATTTTATTGCTTTTTTCTGAATATTTGTTTATGTCCCTAGCGGAGTCATCCATTCTTCTGAACAGGTCGGTCATAAAATTTCTAATCTTGTTAATTTCTAATACATCTGTAGAATAAATAGTAAATAGTATTTGCTCACAACATATCAGCCAGTTATCTTCATATGACATTCCAATTTTATCGTATATTAAATGAGTTTTACCACTAAAAAAGTGATTCATTTCTGGGGACTGCTGAACTGGCAATATCGGGGATATTGTCTCTCCTATAGCATCACTATAATAATTTTCTGGATTTAAAATTTTATGATCAATCATTTCCTGCCATAAATATTTACGCAATTCAAACATTGCATCTAATAAATAATTAGCTGTCATAATATTGATCCCCCAAATGCAGATTCAAGAGCTGAGTCTGCCATATTTCTAATAGTATTAGCAGAAAAAGAATATTGAACTTTTCTAATTGGTGCTGGGACCTTTAATGCTTTTGTAATTTCTGAATTAAATATTTGTGCGAATCCAGATCTTTTAATTGATTGATTTACAAGATCGCTACTAAACCATCTACTATATTGTGATGTAAATTGATTTTTAACACTGGGTCCTCCAGGCCTCTGAACGGTCACAGAGGCCCCAATAGGCATGAATACTGTAATACCATTAGATTCGAATACAAGGCGCTTAGAATGGCGTGGAGCAATTTTTAAAGGCATTCCAGCTTCCATGATAGAAGCCTTTGCTGCAAATACATGTCTACGTCTTCCTTTTTCTGTTGGAACAAATGATTTTGATGGCACAAATTCATAATTTACTTTAAAAGAAACTCCATCACCAGCAATAGATTTAAGTTTAAATAATCGTGCATTTTTATTTCCAACTTTTTTCCATTCATATACATGGTGAAGGGATTTTGGTTTAGATCTAGCCTGAGCATCTATATGTAGGCCAAAATCTTTTTCTATTTGAGTAAATATAATTTTTCTAAATGTGTTTTTAAATTTTTTGCTTCCTTCTAATTTAGCAAGGACATTTGCCTGATAATATAGAATTGCTGAGATTTGTGCAACATTACTATCTTTTAAAGTTGCGTCTGGATTTTTGTTATACATTAATCTTTCTAGGCCAGCAGCAGCCTGAAGTAACATTACATTAGAGCCCAATTTGCTGGTTCTCCGATCTCTTTAATGTGCTATTCCATGCTAAAACATCTCCAAATGGATCTGTCATTGGTGTTGTTCCTATTACCTCAAAAACAGTGGGGGTCTCAGTTGGAAAATCTAATTCAGTCCAAATTATATTTCCCTGTTGAGTTGTAATATTTGTAATCTTATCTCTTATTGAAATTTTTTCAGTAGTTCTAACTTCTAAAAATTGAGTATTAGTATATTTATTACCTATGATTTGCTTATCACCACTTCTGGCTGTGGCACTATTACTAATAACACCTTTGGCATAACAAGGTACAGTTTTGTAATAATTCCATTCTTTATTTAAAGCGCCAGTATATTGATTTTGAGTTTCTGACTGTCTATACACGTCCATTCTCATTGAGAATGCTGCGTCTACTACCTCAAACATTAGATAACCATTAATTGAGTTAATACATATGGAAGCAATATTTGATCTGCGTATACATTTCCTGTTCCACGATATGCCTCTGCATTATACTCAAAATGCCAGTCAAATGACTGTACACTATGTACGTATTTAGATCTCCAAACGGTATCTTTAGAAAAATAATCTTTCATTAATTCAACACATGCTATTTGCACATCATTTGGAACAGTAATCCATCCATATCTACCTTGAACACGATAAATAGAATCTTTTATAAATACTCCAGGACCACTATCATTAATACTTGGTGGAACCATTCCATTTGCTGTATACACTGTATTATCTAGCATATTAGCTCTGTTAACTCTAATACCAAATCCCGATTCAGAAATTTGAACATTATAGTTCCAATTATTAACATCATTAATTGCATCAACTAATAATATATCATTACCATATAATTCATGTAATGTAGTTAATTTAAAAGGAAGAGGTAAAACGTCAGACCCAGATCCATATACGGTTATTAAATCATCATATAATGAAAATTTTTGTCCAGTATAATTTTCAATTGCTTTACGTGCATATTTTTCAGCCATTACTAAATCATGATATGACTTATAGTTTGGATCAGATGGATCTGTTCCAAGATTTAAATCTTCTATAGCTTCTGCTATATTACAATATGGTTGAACTACATCAACTAAAGTAAAATGTTGTTCTGGTTGTCCGTTAATTTCATATTGCCACAACACTTTAAAATTTTTATATTTATCAGTTAAATAATATGGAATATTAAATTTATATGATCCATTATCTGTTTCAACTTTTGTTGCAGTTATTATATAAACTGGGATTTGTGGGTCAACTGGTGGGGTGACAGCAGGATCTTCAGTAATATCAAAAAGTACTGCTGTTACATCTCCGTCTGCATCTATAATGTCCCCACCATAAATAATTTTAGTTGATGTTGGTGAACTACTGTTTATATATATCTCTGCCATATTAAAGGCTTAGATTAGTTATAGAAGTCTTGAGCTTCCTTTGGTGTGGCTAATCTAAAACCATCCTCCTTATCAAAAATTGACTGTGCATCATCTTCAGACATTGCTACAAATGGGTGTTCTTGAGTAAACGTATATCCCATTGCATCATATCTAAAGTTTGCTCTAGTCATTCTAACAAGTACTGAATCTTTATCTTGATCTTTTTTAGGATCAAATTTAGGTAGTACTTCAATTTCTTCTGTTGCATCCTCTACATCTTTTAATGTTTTTGAATACACCGCCCATGTTACACCTTCTTCTGAAAGTGCTGCAATAATGTCTGTCTTGCTTTTTAATGTTTCTATATCTACACCGAAGTCTTCGGCGATTTTTTTAATTTCAGATAGTTTTAATGTCTCAAATGACATATATTCTCCTTAGTCTAAGTTATTTAATTATAGCATTAGTAAATTCAAATGAAAAGCCCCCAAAATTAATTGGGGGCCTTCAATATGGTTAATTCTTAATTAAGAAGCAACCTTAACGTTCTTTACAACTACCCAAGCGTCTGCTTGCTCGATCTGAACACCAACACGAGTATACATTGTGTACTCAATTGAGTCCTTACGTGGCCAGAAGAATCGGTATACAGTTACGTCACGCTTGATACCAATAACTACGTTATTTGGGAATGTCAAGTGGATATCACCGTGTGAACCAGATGTTCCTGAATATGTACCAGTTTGTGTCTCTGGTAGTAATGGAACTTCAACAATTGGAATACCAAATGCGAATGGAGCTACGTATCCAGCTGGGCCAGATAGAGGAGCTACATCACCACGGATAAGGCTTGATGCGATATCTTGTGGATTGGTAAAGTTTGTTGAGTTGCTTGTATTGTATAGATAATCTTGAATCAAGTTTGAACCTGACAAGAAGCGAAGATCTGTACGACGTTGCTTGTACTTACGTGGAAGTGCCTTCAAAGCGCTGTTAAATACAGCACGAGAAACTGCAGCTCCACCAGCGTCAACTACGTGACCGTATGACTTAGCTTTCTTTACAACACCATCAAATGCCTTGTATAGACCATCTGATGATAAGTCGGTATTACCATTTAGGATTACATCTTCAATGTCGTTACCTGCCTGTGTTGCCATCAAACGTGCAATATGATCTTCTAGATCTGCACCTTCAATATTGTCTTCTAGAGACTCAGTTGAAAGTTCCCAATCTAGGCGCAATTTCTTTGTTGTCAAAGAAATCTTTGAAAAAGTAACTGCTGCGTTAGCTGCAGTATTATCTCCTTCTGTCGCAAGTTTCATAAGCTTTTCGCCTACGTTCATGCGATCAATTTCAGTTGTATCTGCCTTCATGCGAACTGTACGTGCAACCTTACCAATTACGGTAGCGTCGAACATATAGTCTAGGAATCGGGCTGATTGTTCTGGGTTTAGTAAACCACCGTTGCCATTTTCAGACGCAGTGTGGACTCCTGAACCACCAGATGTTGAAGCAAATGTTGCTCTTGCTGTTGTATCAGCAGCAATAGCTTTTTCTAATAATTCATTGCTCATTGTATTTATTTCACCTACCCTTTATTTGAATAATTCGTTTACGGAACCGAGGAAAGAACCGTTCCATTTTGATTTTTGGATTGTTACTTCCTGAGACCCGCCAAGGTCTGAGGACTTCTTAATTGCAGTCTCTGATTCTACTGCATCGACACGTTTTTCTACGCCATCAATCGTGTTCTTGATATTCTCAACAGCTTTGCTGAGTTCTGCGTGTTGTTCTGCCAACTCTGAAATTCGACCTTCAACGCTCTTGCTGAAAGTTTCAACTGTTTCTTTAATAGTTGTAACTTGTGCTGCATTTGCTTCTGAAGCTTTGCTTAGAGTTTCTGAGAAAAAGCCTTTTAGATCACCTAACATTTTTGCAAAATCAGGTTCATCAACAACGACCTCTGAGACGTCTGCTGCCTTTTCAACGGTTTCGGCAGAAGCATCTGCTGCTACATCTTCTGCAACAACTTCTTCAACTGCTGCATCTTCTGCAGGAGCTGAAACTTCTACTGGAGCAGTTTCTTCTACTGCTACTGTTTCTGTGTTTTCTGACACTTCATTACCTCCTTCTGCGTTTGCCTGTTTTGCAATTGTTTGTGTTTCAGGCAACGTTAATCTTGACTTCTTGAATGAAGCAAGAATCTTTTCTATTTCTTTTGCTTTATTAACATCTTGGCTCTCAACCCATCCAATTAAGCTTGCAGGCTTACCAGTGATTGGGGAGTTATAAGATGACTCTGTTGACATGAATACTGAATCACTGTCTTCACAATAAAAAATATTTTCTGTAAGTACTTCTGTTGCAATACCTTTAAATATTAATTGACCATTCATTTTTGAAATAGAAACAATATTGCATAATTCATTTGCTGGTGAATCTACTACTGATAGTTCCATTAATGAGTAGTCTTTAATAAATCTAACCTTTTGTCCTGTTGACTTATTTACTTCATTATCTGATTCAATAATTTTTCCGCCAATTGAAAATCCTGAAAGTGTACCGTCAAGAACTTTTTCCCAAGTATCTTGTGCGCCTTTTGAAATGTAAGCATTTACATAAACACCATGATAAAATTCGCCACTCTTAGCATCATAATATGTTTCAGGTTTAAAAGAAACCATTTTACCAACTGCATTTGATCCATGCATCTCTCGGATATTTCCACGGAAATTTTCAAATGCTTTTAAGCTTGCTTCTGCTGTAACTACATCGCCAGTTTGATCAACATTGTCTAGTGTTGCAAAGCCAGAAACAGTTCTCTTTTCACGATTAACTTTTGTGAATGGAACTGATAAATTGATATTATCGCCATTGCTGGACCAATAAGATTTTTCAATATTCATATGCTTAATTTTATCTTTCTATAAATAAAAAGGCAAATAACTAGTTGCCTAATAATTAAGCAGTGACTCTACCCTCACCTTTTGGATTTCTAGCCTCCCCAGAATTATCTGGTGAATTTGCTGATCTTTCTTGAGTTCTTTGTCTAGAATTCATTGCTTGTGCTGTTTGTTCTGCTGCCTGTTGAGGTTTTAATTGTACTACGGCATCTCCACTTTCCATTGGAACCATGCCCTTTCTAATTCTAACTTCATTAGGGGTAATTACCTGCATTCTTAAATATCTTTCATCAATTTTAGACTGAGTATCTTCATCTGTTAGTGTTAATTCATTGAATTTAAGAATTAAAGCATCTGTTTTTTCTGCAATAATTCTATTTAATTTCTTTTCTAAAATATCTTGAGCTGGACGACAAACTTGTTCTTTAAACATTTTATCTGCATCTCTAGCTGGTCCTAAATTAACACCTTCAGGAAGACCTAATTTAGAAATAGGAACTCTATGGGCTAGTAATATTTCATCTCTATTTGATTTACGATATACGTTAAATGAAGACTCTTGAGCATTTGCCTCAATTGGTTCCATTTTAAATTCAACCTTAGAGTCTGATGTGTCTGCTGGAAGTGGAACATAGAGTGATCTGTGGTTTTTACCTTTTAGACCTACTTGGAAAAATTCAAGTAATTTACGTTCTGACTCTGGAGATAACTTTGCACCCTTTACTGTAATGATATAACGAGGTACTGCTTTATTTTCAAAATAATCTAAGTTATATTTACCAGCAAATTCATTTCCTGCCATTGCATTTTGTGCAGCAACAATATCTGGTAATCCGTAGTAGTTATTCATTGGTGTATATTTCTTTAAATGAATAATTTCATTTGGACGATCTTCTACTCCTGAAATTGGATTAGGTGTTTCTGTATCTCCAAAGTTTCTAAAGTATACAGCCTTGCCGTAAAGCAATTGAATAAATCCGTCACGCAAGCGACGTACACGCATTGTCTTTGCTGGGATATGTCCAATATATCCAATATTACCTGCGGTGGTTCTACCAATTTCAATAAAGCCATTTCCTGTAGCTTCTAGGTCTGTATATGCCTTAATTAAAGTTTCTGTAAATGTCTCTTCTTCATTTGTTTCCTCTAACCAATTATCTAAATCTTGACGTAATTTATTTAATTTACGACGAGCACGTTCTAATTGTTTTGGATCATCAATTCCATCTAATGCATCATTAGCTTTTTTTGTTTCAGAAAATGTATATCCAAGACCTACAATATTTGCAACTTTTGCATTAATTGCTGCATAGTTATATGGAGATATTTCATAAATTTGAGATAAATATTCTAAATTATATGGTGGTTGCACAAGATCGAACATTGCATAACCAGTAACTGCTTGTTGTAATAAATTCTGTTGTGTTGCAGTTCCTTCTTGACCAACAAAACGTTTTGAAAATTCTCTAGACATTTTTCTACGGAAAGATGTTCCTAGTCCATTAACTTTTTTTAATTCTTCGCCTTCAATATTAAATGGGTCAGTATTAAGAGATACTTCCCTATTATTAAACTTTACCCAATCTGCAGAATTTGAAATATCAATTCTTTGTGATGAGTCTTGTTCATCATCAATAAATTCCATTATGGTTTTCCTCCATTTTTTAATGAATCTTTATAAACACCAATATCAAGTGGATCTGGTGTTAGACCCCATTCAAGTCTTTGTTTTTGGTATTGGAACTCTTCATCATCAATTTTACGTCTACCAGATAAAAATTTTGGTTGCCCCTCATAAATACCATATGATCTTACCTCT